TAGTCTTATGCGTCTTTTCTTATCGTTTTCGTTTTCTTCATACTCATAGTTGGTTATTGCTGTCGCACCGTCTGTATCACTTGACACGATTAGTTTATTTGTTGTATCGCCAGAAGTCGCATTAATTTCGTAATGATGAATACCGTCTGGATTGCTGTACTTATCATTGACGTATTGTGATAATGCGACTTGATCTAGCGGCCAATCATAACGGGAGGTTATGTTGTTCACCGTCACAATGATCCAATGTAGTTCAGGATCACCGTAGTATTTGAATGCTACTATATCAGGTTGTTCACCGTCTTTAACGTTGTACTCATCAAAGACAAGAGTATTCGCTTTGACATTGCTTTTTAGGTTGACACGGCGCAAAATATCTGTTATTAATGTCTGTTGTTCATTACCTTGTATGTCATACTGATACAATGGAAATTTTTCGAAATAACTCATTAGAATCCTGCCTTAATCATATCTTTTGTCATTACTTCTGTTTCTGTAAATTCAAGTGTCATGTTTGTTTCTGTTGGTGCAGGACTACCATCAACAGGTCTAAAGTGTTGTGTCTCACCACCAGGTCCGTATGATACATCTACTTTATTACATACACACGAATGTATCATTGGGTACCATTTGTTTTGTTTGCCTTGATACATGTAAAATATATCAAATTCTGCAGGCATACGAAAATGTCGTCCTACTTTCTCACCATACATACGCTCTGGCGCAGAATGAAACTTGAATGTACGCACAATATCATCAACAATTCTTACTTCGTTCTCTGTTCGTGGTGTAAATCGAAAAGAATAACTAAATGTTCTAAAATCTAAACCTGTAAATATAGCCTCTAACGCAGGATTAGGTGCTTCGTTTAATATTTTTCCTAATTGTTCTTTACCCTCACCTAGTCCTACAAATGATCCTGCTTGTAATACGAGTTTACTAACACCCATATCACCCAATATACTTTTTGCTGTGTTGAGGTTTTGTTCATCACCTAAATTTGATATTAAATCAACTAATGATTGATCGGGTGCTGTTACACCTGCTGTTTGTGCGACAAGACCTGCGAGTCCTGTGTCACTATTTTTATATGATTTTTGATATGAGTACGATAGGTTAGGGGGTAGATACAATGCAACTGTATCCTTTGACTTCACAAATTTTCCTGCTTGACGCAAGTTATAACTTGTGCTATAGCCAGGTCGTGAACCTTCACCCTCTGCTTTCAATATAAACGTATCTTCATCTTCGGGTATAATATTCTTTGAATGTGCTGTTCTAGATGAGTAATTTAATCCTTCTAATTTTTCCTCTGTTGGTGCGCTTTTACTACCAGCAGCAAATGATGTTTGTGGTCCTACATATGCTGAATTATGTCTTTCGTATATGTGAAATAGAATATAATGACCAAAGTCGTTGTTGCCTAAGTCTTCAGGATATTGATGTACTGCATAATCAAACGGATCTCTTTCTATGTTTAAGTGTGAGGTATCAGTATTAGATTGATTGCCTCTACTTAGATCAGGTCCTGTTGTAGGATTCTGTACGTTAGAAGCACCGAATATATTACCTGTAATTCTATTTTTTAATCTTTGTAAACTGCTTGACATGCTACTATTTATCTGTTATAACGGAGGTATTGTCGACCAATGTTTAAGTACATCCTCTGTTATCAGTTGAAATTTGTAACCTCTCTTATCGCAATACTTTTGACATGCTTTCCATTTTGCGTCATTGATAACATATTGCTCTGCATTATAACGCCATGATTTCGTCTTACGTTTAGGTATGCGTGGGGGTTGTGTCTGTTTTTTGGGCTTGACTTCCCATACGGTTTCTGTTATAGTACCTTCTTTATTACGATATTTTAAATAAACATCAGGAAAATATCTGTGTATCTTATTGTCTAGAGGATGTCGATAAGGAACAAAGAACTCCTCACTTGACCATTTGATTATTGCGGGATTGTTGTCAAGGTATCTAAACACAGTAAGTTCCCATGACGACCGGTATATGATATTAGACGGATTGCCTTTGTATTTGTTTGGATTTTTAGGTTTATATCTACCTTGTACCAACATCTTATTACTCAGTCTTTTAATCTTCTTCATTCTAATTATTTAGATAAATAGTCATATGGCGTCAATCTTTGATACAATAAGACAACAAGCAGGTGATAGGGATTTATCTATCAACTGGTATAAGAAAAAGGTGGCAGATTTATCAAACAAGATATCTGCGGCACGTCTTATGCGTGGCAAAACAAGAAAAGCACCAGAGTATAATAGACTATATTTCTTTAGATATGATCCTAAGTTAAAGTCAATTCTAAAATACTATGATACTTTTCCACTCGTAATGCCAATTCAGTCTGCACCTGGTGGATTTCTTGGAATTAACTTTCACTACTTACCAATACCATTGAGAATGAGATTACTAGAGACGCTAGACAAAAGAGGTTTTAGAGGTAATTATAGCAAACTTAAAAATATTAGAGAAGTTAAACCAACAATCAAACACTATCTACGAAGACAATTCGTTAGTGGTTTTTTAGAACTGGAAGAAGATGATTATGCGCCTGCAATCTTTATGCCAGTAGCACAATTTAGAAAACAAAGTGCAAGTCAAGTATGGCGTGATAGTAGGAGAATGATTTAATGGCTAAATTAGGCGACCCAACAGATTTTAGTTATCGTGTCAACAAAGTAATCAAAGTTGTTGATGGCGATACAATAGATGTAATGTTAGACTTAGGTTTTGACATAATGTATAAGAGTAGAGTAAGACTATTTGGTATTGACACACCAGAGAGTAGAACATCAGACAAAGTAGAAAAGAAATATGGTCTTATGTCTAAAAAGTTTTTATCAGACGCATTGAAAAATGCTACAAAGATTTCTATTAAGACTTACAAAGGCGAAGAAACAGGTAAGTTTGGCAGAATATTAGGTGATGTATATGTTGACGGAAAATCTGTCAATTTAAAATTATGTAAAGCACATCATGCTGTACAATACTACGGACAAAATAAAAGTCTAGTGGAAAAAGCACACATGAAGAATAGAGAAAAATTAAACAAATATAATAGTAGGTTATCAGGTTAACATGGCAATTTTTAGAGGCGGTAAAAGAGTAGGACCTTTCGATATTCGTATCGGGTTACCTAGAGGTCGTGAGTATGACAACATACCTAAAGATCCTAGAATAAAACAGCGTGCAAATCCTGAAACAACAATCAATCGTTTTAGATCAGCAATATCAAAAGGTGAAGGTCTAGCTCGTAATACTCGTTTTCTTGTCAACATACAATTACCCAAAGGTAAAATATTAGAAGAATTATTAAGAAGTACAAACTCAAACGCAAGAGAGGGTGTTGTACTTGCACCAGAGGATCCTGTTGATGTAGAACAAGGATTCGACACAGGTGCTGTATTAAGTATTGACAAAACTTTAGCGCCTGACGCTTCGTTAATGTGTACAGAAATTAATATGCCTTCAAGAGTATTTAATAATAGTCCATATCGTATTGCAGGTGCACCATACAAGTATCCTACACAAGTACAATATGGTGATATAACTGCAACGTTTATAGGTGATAAGTTTTTAAGATTGAGAACATTTTTTGAATTGTGGCAATCTACGATATATAATAATCAGACAGGTTTATTTAATTTCTATAAAGAGTACATAGGTGATATAGATATATTTCAGTTAGGTCAATTCGATACAAAAAATGATCGTGATGACGCAACATATGGTGTTAGATTGCGTGAGGCATATCCTACATCAATAGCAGAAATACCGTACTCTGCAGGTGGGCAAAATGATTATGTTAAAATACAAGTCACATTTGCATATAGAGATTGGTTGAATTTCAATCTTGATGTTGATTCAGTCGGCAAAGTAGGCGGACTATCATCAGGTGAAGTAAAAGAACAAGGTGGTTTCTTAAATAGTTTACCACCTGAATTAAGAAGGGTAGCAAAACAAGTGGGTGGAACACTTAAACGTTCTATACCTATTGGTAAAGTATTTGGCGGGAAGGTGTTCCCACCTCTTACATTTTAAATTATAAGGAGATAATATTATGGCATTGCCTAAATTAAATACACAAACATTTGAGTTGAATGTTCCTAGCACGGATCAAAAAGTGAAGTATAGACCTTTTCTCGTTAAAGAAGAAAAAGTTTTATTACAAGCACAACAAAGTGGAAAACCAGAAGAAATGGCTGACGCATTAGTTCAAGTAATATCAAATTGTACATTTGGTAAATTAAATGCAGAAAACTTACCTTCATTTGACATAGAGTATTTGTTTTTAAAAATACGTTCAAAGTCAGTAGGAGAAAAAGTTGATCTTATGATTACTTGTCCTGATGACAACGAAACAAAAGTTAAACATACTGTTGACTTATCAAAAGTTGAAGTAGAGGTTGACGAAGAACACAACAACAAGATTACATTAACTGATAACGTTAGTGTTATCATGAGTTATCCTACAATCAAAACTTTTCAAGGTGCAAATTTGCAAGAGATGAATGCCGATGAAATTGTAAACTTGACAGGTCGTTGTATCTATCAAATTGTTGATGGTGTGGAAACTTACGAAGCAAAAGATTTAAACCCAAAAGAGTTAGATGAATTTTTAGAAAACTTAACACAAGATCAGTTTGCTAAAATTCAATCATTCTTTACTACAATGCCTAGATTAAAGCATGAAGTAAAAGTGACTAACCCTAAAACAAAAAAGAAAGGAACAGTTACGCTACAAGGTATGCAAAGTTTTTTTTAATAGGCCTCGCTCATATTGACCTCGAGGCATATTATTCACTAAACTTTTCTATGATACAACAACATCATTGGTCCTTGACTGAGATAGAAAACATGATACCTTACGAAAGAGAAATTTACCTAACTATGTTAAATGAACATATTAAGGAAGAAAACAGAAAAATGAAAGAAGCACAATCTAAGAGAGGTAGATAAATGGCAGAAGAAGAAAAAGTAAAAGTAACAAACTATCACCCAGCAGATTCTAATGGTGATGGTAAAGTGTCTGATAAAGAACACGAAATGTACATGGAGTTCAAACGTAAAGAGTTAGAAGACGCTGACGCTATGAGAGACGCTCAAAGAACAATGGCATGGTATTCGCTATATGGTATGTTGTTATACCCTATTGCCATAGTTGGGGCTACAGTTGCAGGATTAGAACAGGGTGCAAAAATACTAGGTGATATGGCAGGTGTATATTTCATCGCTGTTGCAGGTATCGTTGCAGCTTTCTTTGGCGCACAAGCAATAGGTAAAAAGAAGTAATAAACTATGGCTGATTTTAAAGACGTAATAATTAGACTACAAGAGAATAAGAACGCTAATACTGAGGCAATTCAAACTCAAACAACAGCGTTAACTGATACTATTGTCTCTACTACAAAAACACAAAATAGGTCTTTTGGTCAGTCTTTGTCATTA